TGCACCAGTACCACTTACACCAGTTACATTTTGTATGCCTGTAGGCACTGCTGTGCCTATTGCACCAGTTCCAGCAACACCAGTTTCTATTAAAATTGATTTAAAATTAAGAGTTCCTAATGCTCCAGTACCAGCAACTCCAGTTACATCTTGTGAATGGTCTAGTCTAATTGTAAATGTGCCTATAGAAGCTAAACCTTTTATACCAATGCCTTTTTGTGCATTTTCAATTTTACTTGCAAAAATATCAGTATTAAATCCTACAAAAAAACTAATATTCTCAGGATCATTATCTGGTCTTGGTTGGAATAATGCAGTAGCATCAATTACATTTTTGGCTGGTGTTAGTTGTGGGTGTTTAGGATCAAACTCACTAGGTTCAACTCTAAGGTTATCATATGTTGTTTTTAATTCAGTATAGTTGACCTTAAAGCCACTTATGTCGCTTATTGCTTTTGATTTTCTACCAGTTGCAAATTTTGCCATTATGTTAAGTTCAATGCTGTTGGTTGTATTTTAAGGCTTACACCATCATTATCACTTGATGCTGCAAAACTAAATGATCTCTCATACATTTCATTTAAAATTTGGAATCTGTCTGGTGCATACTTCATAGCTAACTTAGCAGATAAACCAGCACATAAAGTATCACTCCATCTATAAGGTATGTCTGTATCTTGATTTGATGCAGTAACATCTTCTTGTTGGTTCATTGCCCAATACACCATAGAATATGTTGATGTATCAGGAACATTCCAAAAGTAAACAACAGGGGTATATTGCCTATCTATCATATATTGATTAGGTTTACCTGATGATGTTTTATCAGGTATTTGATTATATTCTTGAATTGTAACTCTATTTATAATCTGATCAACACCAGATGAACTGTCCCTAATTACAGCATCTAATATATCTATTGTACCTACAGGCAAAGTATAATTAGTTGTACCATTGACTAATGTTAAAGTATTTTGAGTTACAGTCCAAAAATTTATACCTCTATTTGAAAATTCTGAAAATAAAAGGTTTAAACTTCTTCTAGCTGATCTTGCATGGTCACCTGTTCTTGTTTGAGAATCAATACCACATCTTTCATATGACTCTGCTATTATTTCCTCAACATTAGGTCTAAATGCAACTGTTCCAGATGTTGCCATATTTCACCTTAATACTTCTTAGTCATTGTTAAAACAATCTGATATGAGTCACCACTTCCTGCACCTGTTGTAGTGAAAAATATATCACCAGTTCCATTAGCACCAGTTTCTTTGGTGTTAGGTAAACCACCTATATCAGTATAATCAACCTCACCACTTTGACCCTCATCAAGATTTAACATTATAATATCAGTATCTGCATCTGCCAAAACTCTTACAGTCATGCCTTTAACAACCCAAGTACACTTAGTAATCTTTACACCAGTACATGAACTGCCATTGGAATTAGCTTGTAATGTTGAAACATCTACTTTTTTTACTGCAGATTCATCTCCTGTATCTACATATTGATATTGAAATGCCATAACAATTTGACGAGTATTTTCAGAAAGAATAGTGCTTGATGTTATATCTGCCAAATTAATCTCCTAAAATAGTGGGTGAAAATTTAATCTCACCCAAATTAAATTATGCTATCTGCACATACTCAATAATAAAAGTAAATGAACCAGCAGTTGTAGCATCTACTGTATTAGTGATATTACAAAAAATTGTTCTTTCAGCAGAAGTGTATTGTGCAGAAACTGGAGCAGTTGTTGCACTTTGTGTTGTTGCAACTAATGTAGTTGTAGTTACATTTCCTACAACAACAGTTGTTCCACCATCAAGAATCTCATCAGTTACTGCTGCAACAATTTGGGCACCAGAGCTAGATGTACCAACTTCATACCCAATATCTCCTGTTCCAATAACTGGAGCAGTTGCACAAAATATTTTTATGTCTGTAATTATTGTGTTAGCAGGTTGAGTAAACTGACCAATAGCAGGACTGTCCCCAGCTGTAGTGTTTACAGTAACACCTGTTGCAAAACCAACATGCTTTACATATTTATTTGTTACTATACCTGTTGAAGCAATAGAAGCAACATCAGTATATGCACCTGTTGTAGTATTTTTAGAAACAACTTTAAAACCATTTTCGGAACGGACTGCACCGGTAAATGTAGTATTAGCCATGTCAATCTCCTTGTCTTGGCAAATGTCTGCTTTCGCAGTCAAGGGTTATGTTTAGGAGAGGAGTTATCCCCTCTCCCATCTTAATTTTTAGGCAGCACCTTCTGTGCCAAAAATACCTCTCCAGTCAGTAAAACCAAAGGAATATCTTTCTCTTACTTTGTACCTAACATTACCAGTTTCAAAATCACCTTCCATGCCTTTTTTCATAGGACTTCTTTGGAACATTTTTAATCCATCTGGTACATCAGTTTTAATAAAGAAAGCATCACTATCAGTTAACCTTCTCATTACATGGTAACCCTGTGGTAAATAACCACCTGATTTTATTGCATTGAGATCATTATCTGCAGTTCCTGTTCTTAACTGACTCTCAAGTAATCTTTCAGCTACAAAAGAATAAGCTGTAGGAATAATCAACATTGTTCCTTGTGCTGCGATCCTAAGACCTCTGTCATCTTTCATATCTGCAATATTTATAAGAATACTTTCTAATGAAGTTTCAGATAAATCTGCTGCAGTTGCCAAAGTATTACTTTGATTACCATTTTGTGTTGGATGTGCTGTACTTAATAAAGACACACCATCACCACCAGCTGTAGTTGTAGCATTATTTAAAACATTTGCTGCTTTGATCTCTTTTGTTGTACTCATTGATCTAGCAAGTGCTTTTGTATAACGTGAGGCTATTGAGCCATACAATCCATCTTCTTCAGCTTCTTCAGTAACTGAGAAAGCTAATGCAATAGTTTCATGCTGGTATCTAGCAGTAAACTGTTGAGAAGCTGTATCATAAGATACTCCAGCACCTTCATTCTTTGTTGGTGCTGCACCAAAACCTGTTAACAATACATCTTCCTCAAATGCTTTTTGAGAAGTATTGCTTTCAAATACTGGTGTATACTCTGGTGGATAACTATCATATTCTAAGCCGAACAAGGTATTTAAACCGGGCTCAAGCATTTTCGCAAATTGCGCTCTATTCATTGCCATTGTTTAAATCTCCCTATATTCCAGCACTATCTTTGAGCAGATGCTCATTGATAAGAACTTCCATTATTGCATTAGCACCAAAGGCATTGTCTGGTGTTTCATAAAGACCAAGAATTTTACAACTGGCAGTTCCTGCTGCCATAGTTCCTGATAATTCAAAACCAGATTGACCTGTAGTAGTAGAACCAGCACCAGCAACAAGATCACAACAGTTACCTATGTTTGTCTGTGCAGTAGTTCCTGCAGATTGTGCTTTAAACACTGTATATGGATCATCATAAACATATGCTATAATATCTGTAGCAACAGTTCCTGACGGCCAATACTGTGAATAAACATAAGAGCCATCTGCTGCAGTATAAGAAACTCCACCGAAAACACCTATATTATTAACTTCTGTCGCTGTATGGGGAGTTAAAACACCACCACTTGTTATAATAACAACATCTCCTGTAAAGATGTTTTCAGCTAAACCTGAAGTTATAGTATATTTGTTTGCACGAGAATAACCATTACCACTTAGATGACGGACTGGGGTTAACCCAAAAGCAGCATCAACATTTGCCATTTTTATTTCCTTCTTCTAAAAAAAGTTATTAATCATCCATGGCAGACACTTGCCTACCACCACTTACTGTACTTTTCCTCTCCTGAAAGATTCTTTGTCCAGTTCTTTGTTCAAGTGCATTGAGGTCTCCAGCAAGAGATTCATTTTGCTCTATGCTTTTGTTTTGATGATATGCTTTCATTTGACTATGCTTTTCTAATGGCATTTCACAAAGTAACATACCTTCAATCCCAATACATCCTTCCCATTGTCCGTGATTAATAGTCGGAAACAACTGATTTTTCACAGTACTAGCAGGTCTAGCTTCCCACCCTTCTCTCATCCTTTTATAGACGTTGTCTGGTGTGTCCTTTCCCTGTATTGACGTAGCTACCCATCGTTGGACCATTCCTGCTCTAGGCTCTGGTGCATCCAACAAAGCTGGTGGTGTCCATGTTGTTTGAGGTCTTGTCTCAACATCACGAACATTATCTCTGGCTTCATTTGCTCTTACATTTCTTTCACTCATAACTAGCTCCTTTGACTTTTTTGAATTTCTTGAGCATATTTTTTCAAACCTGCCTCATCATTAATACCAAGTTCCCTAGCCATTCGTAATTGATCTTGAGTCATACGAACCCTATTACCCCTGTAAGCTGAGCCACCTGTAGATGGTGCTACTACTGTACTACTTTTTACTCTTTGCTTACTTTGAGTAACATTACTTTCTGATATTAACTCTGGATACAACTTTTGTAAACGATTATTTAAAAGATTATAATAATCATCATTATTTTTGTCATGTCCTTCTAAATCAAGTTGCACATCTATTGCTCTTGCTGCTGCTGTTTCTCTTTCATAACCTTCAGAGTTAAACCAAGTATTTTTTTGCCACCAATCCATTGCTTTAGGAGGAGCTGGGTTAGTTGCTTGTTGTTGTGCCTTGCCAACACTTGGTGATTGTGTTTGTTGGATTTGTTGTGTTTGCCTTTGCATTTCTTGAACTCTAGCAATAGCTCTCATGTCTGCTAATTGTTCTTGAAAGTTAACTTGTGCCTCAGTATCACCTTCTTCAACTGCTGTATGCAATGCTTTCTTGGTTAAATCATACTTAGATTGAAAATCATTTTGAACTTGCTTTTGTGAACCTTGTTCTAGCTTTTCAATTCTTAATCTTAACTGTTCATTTTCTACTGCTTGTTGTTTTGCCTTGTCTTCAGCTAGTTTTTTTTGAGCTACAACTTTATTTATTCTTGTTTGCACTCGTCTACTAAGTTCGGCATCACTAACTTTTGCTTGTTCTTCTGCTTTTTTTTCTTTTGGTTTTTCTTCATCTTTTGGCTCATCTGCTATTTCAATCTCAAACTCTTGATCATTCTTAGCTTTGGTTGCCTGTATTTCATCTTCAATTTCCTGTATTACAGGATTTTTTTCTTCTTCTGCCATGGTTGCTTCTCCAAGTTATTCGCTGTTATAAATATGCTGTTACTTCAACACCATTAGGTAATATAGATGTAATTTCATCATCATTTAATAATAAAAGTCTTACACCATTGATTACTAATTTTTGACCTGCATACTTACCATAAGTTACACGATCATATCTTTTTGGTATTGCAGACAACTTCCATCTCTCACCTGTATTTCTATCTCTATAAGCTAACTCACCTATAGCACAAACTTGACCATGAGCAGTAAGATATGCTTCATTTTCTTGTGCTTTTGATGGCAATATTATACCACCTTTGGTTTGTTGTTTTATTTGATTAGGTTGTATAAGTATTTTCCAACCCATAGGAACTGGTAATTGATGTTCTGCTATTGTGCCTTTTGATTCTTCGTCTGTATATATTTTAGATATTTCATGTGGATGAGTCATGCCTATTCATCTCCTTCGTCAAGTTTATTTAGAGTATCATCAATAATTACACAGGCATTTTCTAATCCTTGTGCAATACCGACATCTTTTTGGTATGAATTAAAGTCAGTTTCCCTGCCTTCTATCATCTTCTCCGCTAATGCGGATTTCATCTGCTGTAGATTTTGCTTTATCTTTTTCAGAAGTTCTATTGTGTTCATGTAATTGACTCTCCCCAGCCATAGCCACTCCAGTTACAAAAACTTGGACATCTTTATTTTCCACGTTTTTTAACCATTTTCTTTTTGCCAATTTTTTTAATTTTTTTCTTAACCATGCCTTTTTTACCATAACCCATATTTTTGCCTCCTTTTGAGATTAAAGATGAAAATTGTGTTCTGTTCATATAATACCTTAACTCTTTATTTAACAAGTTTCAACAAGTAAGTTGCACAAGTCAATGCTAACACTTGGCAGACAGAGAACCTGCATTAAAACTGATCTTAGAAAGTTTTTTATAATAATTAAAAAAACATGAAATAAATGTTTTTTATGGTTGTATTATGTAAAAAAGCCATTAATATAATATATGTAGATATAAAAAAGCAACATTGCACAGGAGATTAAATTGCTAAATTTTACAACACAAAAAGAATACCAAGGTTCTAACATTGATCAACTAACTGGTTTAGGTACAGAATTCTGTACTTTTAACCAAGCAGTAGATTATTACAATATTACTGGTAAAGAGTTAAAAGGTGCTAAATCATGTGCCAGACTTATGAAAATTGTAGATAGAGAAGTTTACAACAAGTTATCTGGTAAAAAAGAAAAGAAGAAAGTTCCTTTTTACTTTAATGTATTTGAGAAGAATCATCTTATCAAAACAATGTTAAGCAATGGTCATGCACCTTTTGAGGGCACAGATGAGCAAGAGTATAATGCAGATATGGAAGCATATGACATTGGAAGTTACTATTGTAACAAACTACTAAGAAAGGAGGGGGCATAAGCCCTCTCCCAACCCTTTTCAGCACAGGAGATAAATATGAAAAGTTTTACTAACACCAAAAAAAATATAGATATGCACTATAGGATTACTGACATAGAACAAATAATTATGGATTTAACTTACCCAGTTTATAAAAATAGTGAGTTAGATAATGAATTTAAAAGTATTTTTAGATCATGTACAAAAATCAAAAAGTTAATAGAAACAAATAATGTTTCTCATTACTAAGGAGGTAGATATGGATATACATATGCAAAATACTATCTTGTTAAAACAAAATGTAGCAGTAGCTAGAAACTACATGGTTTTGCCTTGGTATTTAGAACAATTTGCAGAAATAGAACTTGCTCAAACTAAATCAAGAAAAGACCCACTTACCTTAAATTTAATACTGCACCATGCACAAAGAAGATTAACCCTTAAAATACAGGAGATTAAATAATGGGATATACTAATTATTGGTATCAACATGAAGATTTTACTAAAGATGAATGGCATAAAATTAAAGTATTCTACCATGGATTAATATTGGTTCATGGTGGGGGTGCATATTTAGAAGCTGACCATATTATTAATGATGAAACTAATGGTGGAGATCATATACAATTTAATGGCACAAAAGGTCAAGATTATGAAACATTTTACTTAGGAAAATATGTTAACAGAGTCCCTGACTTTGAGGGTGATAATCCAGCTTTTAATTTTTGTAAAACAAATAGAAATCCATATGATGCTATTGTCTGGGCAGTATTATCTTATGCTAAATATGTCAAAGGCGATCGTAATATGTTTATTGTTAGTAATGATGATGGTGACCATTATGGCAAAAAATAAAATTATAATTGTTGTATTACTGTTAGCTTTGTCTAGCTGTAATATAACAAGTAAGGATTTTTATACCACAGAACCTGTTTTAACAGGGGTTATAGCTGGGGTAATAGTTAATTTGATGTAGATGTAGCTTTTTTAGTTACATCTGCTGTAACCTCAGGCTCTGGGTCTAACTTTATGTCATACATATCTTCTAAAAATTCTTCATCACCTCTGTAATTACTATCTATATTTTCAATAACATTGTTTTTATATAAGTCTTCTGCAGAGGTGTGCAGTTCCATTTTAGCTGGAAATTGATCATTATTTACTATTTTTTCTAAATCATTAAATGCAACATCTAAATCTTCGTAATCAGGAGTATTTATTAATCCATCATCTCTCATATTTTGTTGTATATTATCAATGTTGTCTTGTATAAGTTCAGCAGTTTTTTTGTCTGGTACAATACCTGCATATAGATTTCTCATAAAATTACTAAATGTATTAGATGGAACTGCTTTTGCAACTGTCTTTGCTACAGGAGCATCACCAAGTTTACTTAATGCACCAACAACTGGATCAGCAACAACTGCTGCTGCTGGTAAAGCTCCTAATGTTTTCACTGTTTGTCTTTTGGACAAATCAACATTATCTATAGTATTTGTTTTGGGCTTAACTACATTTTTTAAATATTTTGCTATGCCTTTTGTAGCTGGAAAAGCCTCTAAACCAGACAATGCCATCATACCTGTTGCCATACCATATTCTGATGGTGTTTCTGCTTTACCAAAATCTCTATAGGCATCTTGAGCCCCAAACACTAATCCAGCTGGGGTAAAATCTAATACACCTAGACTTTTTAGTATTGTATCTGCTTCAGGTCTACCAGCAAAATCTTGTGCTAATTCTAATGATCTTTCATTAGACATACCCATATTGGAAAATGCACTTTGCAGTAAATTTTGAGTTTTATTTCTTAGGTCTGCCATTAAACTTGACCACCAGACAACTCCCTTGCTAATATTTGCAAAGTTTCTTGAAAACCCTTGTCTAATTTTTTGGCTGCTGTAGCAAATTTCTTAGGACTTATTTCTTCTGTAGACAGTCCTTTTTTATTTAAGAATGTTTTTGCTGCTCTTATTTCAGCATTTGCAACTTTTTTTATTTTAGCTTTTGCCATTTACCATGCCCTACATGACCAATATTTAGGAGTTGTTTTGTCTTTAGCTTGATCACAATTATGCCTTGCTCTAAAACTTTTTCTTCTAGCTGGTGATGATTTTTTTATTTTCATTTTTGGATCACCAAATGTTACTCTTTTTACCTTATCCCCATCTTTAACATAAACAACAGATTTTTTCTTACCATAGCTTGTTTCACCTTTTGCTATGTATCTTGGTTTATTTAAACTAACACTTTTACCTTTAAATGTTGCCATTAGGCATTAGCAACTTTCTTAGCTCTTGCAGATAAATCTTTTTTGTGAACTAAATACTTGCTTGATGCTGTATGAGTTTTACCAGACATAACTCTACCTTTTGCATCTTTATGAGTTGCACCTTTATGCTCTTTGCCAGTTTTAAAATAATGTTTTACACCTTTAGCCATAATTAAACTGTCCTTTTCTTTTTCTTAATAGGTTTAGCTGTTTTTTCAGCTTGTTTAAAATTCTTTTTTGTTGGTGCCCCTTTTGATCCAACTTTCCTCATCTTCTCAGGTGTTTTACCTGCTGCCTTTTGCCTTTTGATTCTAGCTCTTTTTTTGTGGATATTTGCATAAAGTCCAGTTTTAGGTGCCATTATACCTTCCTTTTCTTTTTCATTTTTGTTTTTGTTTTCTTTTTTAACCTAGCTTTTTTTAAATCAGCACCAGTAATTTTTTTCTTATCCCCTGCAAGTGCTGCTAGTTTCTTTTGTTTAGGTGAATATTTGCTATAAGGCATTACATTCCTTCTGTAAGATTTTTTGTTAATTCATCAAGTTCATAAATTAATATGCCTTGTTGTCCTTTGTCCCCACCAATTTCTCTTATAGCTCTTTCAATATTTTCAGAATCTAAAGGAAAATCATCTGGTAAAGCCATCAACAATTCATTTAAACTGTTAAATCCAACCTGTTGCACACCTTGTGGTGACATTGATTGCTGTGGCATATCTTTAGGTATATTTGATAAAGCACCTATGTTTCCTGCTGTATTCATCATAGCTACATTACCTTAGGAGCACCATGACCAAGTATCTGATCCATAACCCCTCTCATATCGCCACTATCAACTTTCATAACTTTGACTTTAACATCACCTTCCATGTCATCTTCTTCAGACATTTCTTCTTCTTCAGGTAACATCATTTCTTGATGGCAAAGTAAAAGAAAGTTAACTAACTGATCATCAGATAAATCTAACCCAGCTTCATTATGTGCAAAACCCATTTTTTCTTGGAATAATGCTGCATTATCTTCCATATTCTCTACATTGACTTCTGCCATATTTGTCTCCTTCTAAATATTTGACCAAGGGCATAGCAAATCCCTTCACCAATGGTTTTAATTATTTTTATTGTTTTGTTATTTGTGCCATGTTTACCTTTTGATAAATCAAATGCCATTTGTCTTGCCCAAGCTAATGCCATAGGTTTTACAATTTTATAAACCATGCCTTTTTTCATTATTTGCTTTGCTAATGGTTTGCCCCATAAAACATAACCACGATATGTAGCTTCATCAACTCTCTTGCCATATACCTGATCATATTTGTAGATATATTTTTTCATATCTCCCATTTGATAAAGGGCAGTACATATGTATGTCCCACCATCATCTCCTGTACCAGATGCTTGTGCATCATCAGAAAAACTTATACCTCCTGTTGTTGCAGTATTACCCATTGCATCAACATTACTTACTCCAACACCAGTTGAGCCAGTTGATTCTGGATCACTTATGTCTACTCCTTCAGCTTTACCAAAACCAAACACACCACCCTTACTACCAGTATATCCAGCACCTTTTGCTCCACCTAAACCTACAGTATCAACACCTCTACCTATTCCTGTTTGTGTATCTTGTGATATGCCTCTTGCATCCATATCAGAATATGAATAAGGATTAGTTGAAAAACCAAACTGGTCAACATCTTTGCCTGTGGTAACATCAATGCCTGTCATTGAAGATGGATTACTTCTATCTACACCTGCACCATAACCACTTCCTGTCATACCTATGCCATATGCACTATCTAGTTCAGATTGACTTACACTACCACTTTTATCTGTGTCCATCATGTCTGCTAATGATTGTGATGGTCTACCAAAACCTGTTACAGATTTTACTCCACCCATAAAACCATAATCTTTGCCCATTGCCTTAGATGCTAACATATCTGGATTTGCATTCATTAAACCCTTACCTAAAGATGTAAAACTCATTACATTACTTAAAGCTGGAGATAAAGCATTTTTGCCTATTGCTCCCAATGATATTTTACCTGCTGTGTCTAAACCAAATGCCTGATTTGTATTTAATCCCATTACTTCTGTGTTTAATGTTGATCTTTCATCATCAGTAAGACCACCTAAACCACCAAAACTTTGATTAGTTGCCATTACCTTCTTCCCATCATACCTTCAGCAAAAGGATCAACTCCTTTTCTTACCATTTCTTTTTGTGGTGTTGACATACCACTTACATCAAAAGGTCTAGGCATTGGCATTGGTGGTTTTGCAACTCCACCTAATGCTCCCATACCTGTGTTTCCACCTGTTCTATCTCTTATTTCATTGACTTTGTTTTGTAGGTACATTGCCATATCTTGATTAGTCATAGCACCACCTGCTGCACCTGATCCACCTACTGTTGGTATTGATGGATTACCACTAGCTGGGGAGGAGCCTGACATTGGCAATCCACCAAACTCTGATGGGTTCACTGCTGGAGCTGGTGTTGTTGCCCCACCTATTGCATCTCCTAATTTTGCAGTTGCCATAATTTCAATGATCATATCATCTGGTATGCCTCTATTTAATAAATCCATGTATATCTTTTTTTCTTCATCAGACATCATAGGCATAGCACCTTCATCACCTCTTACAGGCATAGTTGGATTTACACCATCAACCCCTGCCTCCATAAGTTCTAATTCTTTATCACTTATTGGTCCTGCAATTTCAGCTGGATTATTCATATCCATTCTAGCCATCTTTTAACATCTCCTGTTGTAATTTTATATTATTTTTTTCTCTTTCCATTTGCAATTCTAATTCTAGCTTTTGAATTTTAGCTTGTAAATCAGCTTGTAATTTTTGTTGCTCTATATCTAGGTCTTGTTTAGCTTCAGCTTGTTTAATATCCATGTTTTGCTTAGCTTTTGCCATGTCTGACTGTATTTGTGCCTCTGTCCTTGCTTTGAGTGCATCTGCCTCAAGCTGTGCTAGTTGTTGGGCATATTGTAGTGGGTTTTGTTGTTGTTGTCCTTGCATTGCTGCCATTAATGGTTTGATGGCTTCCATTTGTGGTGCTTGTGCTACAACTTGTGCTGCTCTTTGACTTATAATCATGTCTAGTTGTGGATCAATGTCATCAAATTTAAACTTAGGATTTCTGAGATCAGGTATGTTTGGTAATGTCATATTAATACTTGACTGCATTTTCTGACGATACAATAAGGCAATATGTTCTGCTATATGTGCAATTAATATTGGTGTTAATGCTTTTGCACCCGGATTTCCACCTAATGATGGGTCTTGTATAA